CAGGATTACCACGATAGGATACAACTGTAGATGTTGCACTAGAGGTTTGTCCTACAATCGTTTCACCAGTTTGAAATTTTTGTTGTGAAGTAACGAAGAGTCTATTGTTGTCATCAAAGTCATCGACAAGAATACGAGCAGTAAATCCAGTTGTCTGTCCGACAATAGTTTCACCACCAACAAACTTACCAGCAGATTCTTCTAATACAATTCGTTCTTCAGTCTCATCTAGAATATAGTTTTTAGTAAGTGTCTCTTCAATAACATAGTCGTTAGAACCAGACAGCACAAGTTCCCCTGCCTCAAGAAACTCATAGTAATACTTGAGAAAGAGTGAGAATAGAGGATGGTCTGACTGAATGAATTCAGGCAGTTGTGTTTGAATATGGGGGGAGACCTTATTCTTTAATGTGTCTGCCATTTACTTACCTTAATACGAAGATGATGTTGTATAGTTTGTTCCAGCAGATGAACCACCAGAAGTAATTGTATCAACCGCACCTGTGATAGTTGTATTCGCCAAATCAATCTCTAGTAACTGATTACGAACCGCAACCACGTCATTTGATTTTGGAAGAAGAATAAATTCAATTGTGTTATTTGGACTGACTGTTGATGCAACGTTTAATGAATTGATTGTAAGAACACCTGTATTATAATCAATGGTTCCAACATTCTCATTAACATAAGTTCGTGTGGTTCCACCAACCAAGTAATACATTCTCAAAGTTCCATTACCGTCATCATTCAAATACATTGTATTAGAGTTTCCAACAATTGTGAAACCAGTTGTTTCTGTAATACCACCCATCGTAGCATTGTGTCCAGCATGTGGATGATATAATGCATTGGTGAAATCAATTACATATTTGGTTGCAGTATTCAATGTTGCAGTAAGAGACTTTTGAATCTTTATGGTAGTAATGTTAGAAAGAATAGATGGGTCAGTATCATCAATAAGTTTTGTTACTTTTGAGAATCTGAAGACACCATCAAACTTTTCCAAGTCTGCATCAGAATAATTTGAAAGAGATGTTCTAATCAAAGATTCCAAATCACCAACAGACTTAGATGTTACGTTAGCATCATATTTAAAATTGGTTGTTAATCTAAGTTTCAAAAATTGGGGGTCAACAAAGATAGGACGAACAGATGCAATATTATATCTGTCAAGTGAACGAGCAATCGTATCCTTCTGTGCTTGTGTTAGAGTAATACCAGAGTTTGTTTGTAATGCAACATAGACTTGTCCATAGACAGGAGGGTTGTTATCTTCACCACCCCAAACTTGAACAGACTTAGTATCTGCATAGACTTGAGGAACAAGAAGTTTATAATCATCTGTTGTTACCGCACGTCCTTGTGATGCAAAGTCCAAAGGTGCATTGTATTTAATTGATTGAATAGTTTCTGGTTCTGCACCACCTAGTGCAGAGACAAGAGTTGCAATTGTAATATCTGAGTAACCACCAACAGTTGTTCCACTAAAGGAAGATGCACCGTTTGCTTTATCTTTATTAGTAACAACATATTCTAGAATAACAATGTTACCATCAGATGGTTTCTTACCAACCACACCATCACCAAAGTAAACTTCAAATTTACCATCGTCATTTTCTTGTAGGAAGAATGCACGAGTAGTCGCATTGACTTGTGTGATATCAGTTGCAAGAGTATATGTTTCAGTTGTAACATCTACTGCCGAAGTTTGAACAGAAACCTTTAGAGTTGTTGTGTCTGCTCTGTTACTTGTTAAAAGATATTTCTTATCTGGGTTCGCAACGTCCACTGTATACTTTGTTGTAACCAGAGTTCCCTCATAGATTGGAACATTACTAAAACGTAGTATACCATTAGATGGAGTTGTTGTCAATGCCGTATTTGTAACAAAACTATATGTGGTTCCGTCTACCTGTGTTGTAAACTTAGTTCCCTTTGCCATTGTGACAGAAGGAATGACAGATGCGTTTGCATTGATAGTAATATCAAGATATGCAACTGGAGCACGAGCAGAACGAGGAGTGTAACCTAGAGTCTTTGCATGAGAGACAACAGAAGAACGTAGAGTTGCAGTATCTAGGAATGATTCGTTCACAGCAAGGTTTGCATTCATAGCAAGGTAGTGTGTGTTATACGAAAGTAAATCAATGATAGTCGAAAGAGCAGAACCTTCAAAGTTATAATCTTTGAACTCCTCTTGATTTCTCATGTAGGTTTTTAAGTTGTTCTTGATATCATCAAAGTCCAACTCTGTGACTTGTAATTTTGTTGCCATTTTATCTTAGTCTCTCTAAAAACATATCTACGGTTTGTAGTGGTTCTTCTGCATTTACAATATAGAATTCAATTGACACCTCATACACACCAGTGTCAATGTTACCAGAACATGTCACGTTAGATAACTCTGCTCTTGGTTCAAAGTTAGTAATCACATCCTCTATGTGTCGTGTCAATAAGTTTGCGACAATAGGTGAGATGGGTTCAAACAATGCAGCACGAATATCAGAACCAATCTCTGGATGAAATGGACGTTCACCAAAGTTCGTATTCACAAGATTGCGAACACTTCTCTTTACTGCTTCTGCATCTGACAATGTAGCAATGTCACCAGTTATAGGGTGTCTTGCAAACGACAAGTTAATGTCCTTATATACTTTAGAACTTCTTGTCGAATTGTTTGTTCCAGATGCATCATAGAATGCTGTTGGGTTTACCGCCATTTATAATCTCCTGTATCTATTTATACCGTTACTCTGGAAGTTTGACTTTACCCTCACGCAATAACTTCTCACGATTTGCCATATGTTTCAATTGAATCTCTTCCTTTGAACCACCGAAGTATGCGACTGCATGTCCAGCTTCTACCAACATATCTGTTAGTCTTCTATCATCAATAAGGAAGTCACCAAGGATTCTTCCGAACTTACCCTTTGCATCTTCTCCACTCTTATCAATTTCTGTTTTAAGAACTTGCATTGAACCGATAGGTAAATGGTCTTTGACAAACTGTTTACTTGCCAATCCAAATGCTTTCTCTGTTAAATCTCTGGTTCTAGATTCTGGAGTATCAATACCCATCATCCGAACTCTTTCTTTGTGTAACCAAACACCAAATCCTAAATCAATATCAATGTCAACAGTATCACCGTCAACTACTTTTAGAATCTTACATCTATACTCATACATTTCTTTCTCTCTCTCATGTTATCCCCCAACACTTACATTACCACTACCACTGGTCATTGCACCAGCATCTGCACTATCACCAATTCTTCCTACAGGAATTCCATTGATAGATACAGTTCCAGAACCAGCATTCAAGTTTGCCACATGCGGAGCACATGGAGGTGCTGGAGGGAAGGGATGGGATACTGTTGGAGCACCCACCACTATTATGTGTATTCCGTTTGCAGAAACAGTTCCATCTGTAGCAGAACTTGCAATGGTTGTTGAACCAGTGCAGGCATGTCCTGTTGATAAACTATCTCCAACTCTACAAACCGCAGGCATACTCTCTCCTATGCAAGTTGATAGAATCTACCCATGTCACCATAACGTCCATGATTCCACATTGTGAATATCATGTTACGGTTTCCAGATTCCTTACATGAAATATGAATCCATGGCAATCCACTTCCTGTATTCTTGAACTCAAGAATCAATTGGTCATGTGGAACGTTCTCACGAATCCAAGTTGCGATATCCAAGTAATCAGATTTTGCGACACCAGAGAACTGCATGTCTGCCGCCTGTCCTCTTTCGTGTTGCGAAGTTCCACTACCTATTCTCCATGCTGAAGTTACAAACATATTTGGATACTGTGCCTTGATTGGTTCAAGAACATTATTTGCAAGTGTGGATAGATTATCAATAATCTGTTGTTCCGTATTACCATGTTGTAAATGAACAATACGGTTCTTAGTAACTACCGCACTACTTGAGATATCACGCAACTTAAAGTTAGGTGAAATCTGTAGACGGTAATTGATACCACCAATGAACTTACCTTCATCATCATAGTTATCTGGTGAAGTTGGGTTAGGTGATACAGAAGTATTGTTTGCTTCTGGTTCAGAGATGTATGGGTTGTCCGAAGTTGTATGGTCACCCCTATCATCAACTGGAATTCTAGGTTGAGCAGTCACACCTCTAGTTGCATTCTGCAATGTGTATGTTCCTTCTAAT